CAAGAGTGGCAAGCCTAGTACACAAGGGTCAAAGGCTACCGGTGAGCGTTATCTCCCTACGAAAGCGATTAAAGCTTTATCTAGTGCAGAATACTCAGCTAGTTCGGCTGCTAAGCGTAAAGCAAATGCAGCAGGTAAACAAGTATCTAAACAGCCAAAAAAGATTGCACAGAAAACGAAGAGGTACAGATGAAACTAAACACATACTTGATATACTTGGACATAGCTAAACCATTCCTAAAGATTGGTAATTGGCTATACCATAAACATGTACAAGCGTTACGTAAAAAACAAGGGAGATAGTCAATGTTTGGTGCTCTTATAGGACCTATAGCAAATCTAGCATCTAGTTGGATGAGCAGTAAGGTTGAAAAGGTTAAAGCAGATGGACAGGCTAAGGTAGCACAAGCTAGAGCTAAAGCAGTTGTAGCTGAGAAAGTAGCCACAGGAGAAGTAGCATGGGAACAGTCTATGGCTGACTCTACAGATAATTCGTGGAAAGATGAATTTGCCTTGATTGTTCTATTATTACCTGCTATACTAGTCTTTATACCTAGCATGACTGAATACGTAAGAGTAGGCTTTGAAGTATTAAATACGTTACCTGAGTGGTATCAGTATCTTTTATTCATAGCCATAAGTGCATCTTTTGGAATTAAAGGTGCTGGTCAAGCTATGAAGATTATAGGCAAAAAATGAATCTAATTAAACTGCAAGATGAGATAGCAGAAGACGAAGGTGTTAAGTATAAAACATACAGATGTTCTCTTGGACATTTAACAGGGGGTATAGGACACCTAATTACTGAGTGGGATGAAGAAGTATATGCAGGTGCTATAGGAACAAAGATACCACATCAACAAGTGGATGATTGGTTTTCTAGAGACATTGAGATTACAATAAAAGATTGTAAAATTTTGTTTGGTGACTTTAACAATTTACCAGAGGAAGCTCAATTAGTAATAGCTAATATGTGTTTTCAATTAGGCAGACCAAGACTATCTAAATTTAAGAATTTTATTGCTGCAGTTAAAGATGATGATTGGCAACGTGCAGCAGATGAGATGCAAGACAGTAGATGGTATAAGCAAACAACTGCGAGAGCAGATAGGCTTATAGCACGTATAAGTAAACTAGGAGTACCTGTATAATGAATGATATGAATAAACCTAATAAGATGTCCTATGGTGGCACACCAACTAAAAAAATGAAAATGTCTTATGGTGGCATGTCTACTAAACAAAAAATGATGAGTGGTGGTATGGGTACTAAAAATAACAAAGGTAGCAATGACTATCGTGCAGGTGGTATGGTTCTTAATGCTACAAATAACACAAAGAAGAAGAGCTAATGTCAGCATCTGATAATAAAATGATTGCGGCTATAGCTAAGATGTATCCTAGTCTTAAAAAAAGTCAGATTGTTGCATTTGTTAATAAAAAGAAAAAAAGTCCTATTACTAAAATAGTAGCAGGTAAGATTCCTGTAGTAAAAAAGAAAAGAGCAAAGTAATGGCAAAAGAACTAACAGATAAACAACAGAAGTTTTTAGACGTACTGTTTGATGAGGCAAATGGGGATGTTACACAGGCGAAGTTACTTGCAGGCTATGCACCTACTAGTTCTACGTCAGACATCGTCAGAGGCATCAAGGATGAGGTTCTAGATGCTACTCAGATGTACATGGCACGTAATGCTCCAAGAGCTGCTGTTGCAATGGTTAGTGGTATCAGTGATCCTACAGAACTTGGCATGAGAGAAAAGATGACTGCAGCAAAAGAGTTGTTAGACAGAACAGGTTTAGTTAAGACTGAGAAGATGCAAGTTGAGTCTACAGGTGGTGTCATGCTAATGCCCGTTAAGAATATACAAAAAGACGATGATGAGTAAAATATTAGATAGGCTAGTTAAACAACTTAAAGCAAAGGGCAACTCGGAAAAAGCAGCGTATGCTATAGCCGTAGCTAAATTGCAGGAAAGTAAAAATTTAAAAAAGAACAGTACTAAACCTACAGCTAAAGGTGTAAAACAAGGTAATAAAACACCTAGTGAACGAGCTAAGTTAAGACAAGCAAAGTATACTAACAAGAAAGTTTCTGATTTTAAATATAATAAAAAAACAAATAGGGCTACATTAAAAGCATGACTAGTAGAAGTATAGGAACGTGGGAATTACCTCAGCCTACAGATTTAAAAGAAGAAGATCAGTGGATTAAGATACCACGCATAGCTAGAACAGTACCCTTTGGTTATGTACAAAGTAAAGAAGACCCTGACATATTAGACCCTATAACAGATGAACTAGACAAACTAGAAATGGCACGAGGTTATGTTAAACAATACTCATTTCGCCAAGTAGCAAATTGGCTAAGTGTCAAAACTAATAGATACATTTCACACGTAGGACTAAGGAAGAGGTTACAGAATGAAAGAAGACGTAAGAACCAAGCTAGAAGCTTACGCAAGTGGGCAGAGTATGCAGAAGCGGCACTCTCCAAGGCGAAAGAAATTGAAGAAGAAAGAACCGGAGCAAAAGTTAGCTCCTCAGTCTAATGTCCAAGAAGTTGAAAATATAACAGAACTACCTATTGAGCAAAGACACAATGTTATATTTAAACCAAATGACGGACCTCAGACAGAGTTTCTTGCTGCAGGAGAACGTGAGGTTTTATATGGAGGTTCAGCAGGGGGTGGTAAATCTTATGCCATGCTTGCAGACCCATTAAGGTATATGACACATCCGTCATTTAGTGGGTTATTACTAAGACACACAACTGAAGAATTAAGAGAGTTAGTGTTTAAATCCCAAGAGATATATCCTAAAATATATCCGGGAATTAAATGGTCAGAAAGAAAGATGCAGTGGGTAGCACCATCAGGTGCAAGGTTGTGGATGTCTTACTTAGATAGAGATGACGATGTGTTACGTTATCAAGGTTTAGCTTTTAGTTGGATAGGCTTTGATGAATTGACACAATGGGCAACACCATATGCATGGAACTATATGCGTTCAAGATTGAGGTCGGTTGCAAAAGACTTACCAATTTTTATGAGAGCAACAACAAACCCCGGTGGTAGAGGTCATCATTGGGTTAAGAAGATGTTTATAGACCCAGCACCGTATGGAAGCCAATTTGATGCCACCGATATTGAGACAACAGAAGTACTTAGATACCCCACCGGACATGCAAAAGCTGGTAGATCATTATTTAAAAGGAGATTTATCCCTGCACGATTATCAGACAATCCTTACCTTGCAGAGCAAGGGGATTATGAGGCAATGCTATTATCCCTCCCTGAACAGCAGAGGAGGCAGTTACTTGATGGCGATTGGGATATTAAGGAAGGGGCTGCTTTTACTGAGTTTGATAGGAATATCCACGTTGTTGAGCCTTATAGGATACCTAGTAATTGGGTTAAGTTTAGGGCTTGTGACTATGGTTATGGTAGTAAGTCTGGTGTTCTTTGGTTTGCTGTATCGCCATCTGAACAAATCATTGTGTACAGAGAGTTGTATGTTGGAAAAGTCCTTGCCACAGATTTGGCAGATATGATACTAGAAGCAGAACGAGATGATGGTGGTATGAGATATGGAGTATTAGATAGCTCCTTATGGCATAAACGTGGAGACACAGGACCTTCTTTAGCAGAACAGATGATTATGAGAGGGTGTCGTTGGAGACCTTCAGATAGAAGTAAAGGCAGTCGTGTATCAGGTAAAAACGAAATACATAGACGTTTGCAAGTAGATGAATTTACAGAGGAGCCAAGACTTGTTTTCTTTAATAATTGCACGAACATTGCATCACAGTTACCTGCCTTGCCCATTGACAAGAAGAATCCGGAAGATATTGACACACATTCGGAAGATCACTTGTACGATGCATTAAGATATGGTATAATGTCACGACCACGATTTAGTATATTTGACTATGACCCTAATGGCAGACCTAGTAGTAGTATGCCTGTAGCAGACGCAACCTTTGGATATTAAATATTATGCAAGAAAATGACGAACTAAATATAGAAGACAACTCAATTGCATTAGAAGACTCTGATGATTCTATTGAATCTGATGCTTCCTATGATTCTTTATCTAACTATGTTATGGGTAAATTTAAAAAATCAGAAGATGCTAGATATGAAGATGAGCAGAGATGGACACGAGCCTATAGAAACTATAGAGGACTGTACTCTCCTGACGTTCAGTTTACAGAAGCTGAGAAATCAAGAGTGTTTATTAAAGTAACTAAAACTAAAACATTAGCTGCCTATGGGCAAATAGTAGATGTTTTATTTGCAAATAATAAATTTCCGTTGAGTGTAGACCCAACGCAGATACCAGAAGGAGTAGCTAAAGATGTTAGTTTTGACCCTAAAGAACCTGAAGAATTACGTGATGAATCAACTATGGAATCCCCTTATGGTTTCAAAGGAGATGGCAAAGAGTTACCTAAAGGAGCAACTGCAAATAGTTTACAAAATATGCTTGGTCCTTTGGAAGATAATCTTAAAGACATTGAAAATCTTAAAATGGGTGTTGGTAAAACCCCTACAGCAATTACGTTTAGTCCTGCGATGGTTGCGGCAAAAAATATGGAAAAGAAAATCCACGACCAACTAGAGGAATCTTATGCTACTAAACATTTAAGAAGTACAGCTTTTGAGATGGCACTATTTGGTACAGGAGTTATGAAAGGTCCTTTTGCTGTAGATAAAGAGTATCCTAATTGGGATGAAGAGGGTGAGTATACACCTATATTTAAAACAACTCCTCAGATATCACATGTATCTGTGTGGGATTTTTATCCTGACTCAGACTCAAACACAATAGAAGAAGCTCAGTTTGTTATTGAAAGACATAAGATGTCACGTTCTGATCTACGTGCTTTAAAAAGAAGACCTTTCTTTAGAACTAATGTAATTGAAGAAGCAATACAACAAGGTGAAAACTATACTAAAAAGTATTGGGAAGATGATCTATCTGATTATAATCAAGAGAGTTATATAGAAAGATACGAAGTCCTTGAGTATTGGGGTATGATTGAAACTGATATGCTTAAAGATCAGGGTGTAGATATACCTAAAGACATTTTAAAGTTTGAAGAACTACAAGCTAATATTTGGTGTTGTAATGGTAAACTAATAAGAGTTGTATTAAACCCTTTTAAACCTGCCAAAATACCTTACATGGCTGCACCCTATGAATTAAACCCATACTCTTTCTTTGGAGTAGGTGTTGCTGAGAATATGGATGATACACAGACACTAATGAATGGCTTTATGAGAATGGCTGTTGATAATGCTGTGTTGTCAGGTAACTTACTTATAGAAGTAGATGAAACCAACCTAGTTCCGGGTCAAGACTTATCAGTGTATCCGGGCAAGATATTTAGAAGACAGGGTGGTGCTCCGGGTCAAGCTATATTTGGTACTAAGTTTCCAAACGTATCAGGAGAAAATCTACAATTGTTTGATAAAGCTAGACAGCTTGCTGATGAAAGCACAAGTATACCCTCGTTCTCTCATGGACAGACAGGTGTTACAGGTGTAGGTAGAACAGCTAGTGGTATATCTATGTTAATGAACGCAGCAAGTGGTAACATTAAAACTGTTATTAAAAACGTAGATGACTATTTACTACGACCTATTGGAGAAGGATTGTTTAGATTTAATATGCAATTTAACTTTGATCCTAAACTTAGAGGAGACTTAGAAGTTAAGGCTAGGGGTACTGAAAGCTTAATGGCTAATGAAGTACGTAGTCAAAGGCTTATGTCGTTCCTACAAGTTGCATCTAATCCTGTACTTGCACCCTTTGCTAAGTTTCAGTATGTTATTACAGAGATTGCTAAAGCACTTGATCTTGATCCTGAAAAGGTAACTAATAATATGGATGAAGCCGCAGTGCAAGCTGAATTAATGAAACAGTTTCAAGGTCCTCCTCAAACTCCTGCACAAGGGCAACCACAACAAGGACAACCACCTGTGGGTGCAAACCCTCTAGACCCTACAGGAGCAGGTGGTGGCAACATAGGAATTGGACAAGCTCCAGCTCCGGGCGAACAAGGATTTACAGGAACACCTCAAGATGGACAACAACAGCAAGCAAGTAATCAGCCAGCTCAAACCAATGGTCAACAACCTCCAAATAATGAACAGCTTCAATGATTACATTGATTTATTAATAGCTCAACAACAAAGAGCTTTAGAGCAAACGGATAATACTATTGTGTTGCACAGATCACAAGGAGCTATAGCAACACTAAGAAGATTAAAGTTACTAAGGGATTCAGTAAACAATGGCTAATGTTGAAGAGCAGATGTTACAATTACTAGAGAATGAAGAGTTACCCTATGCTGACGATGCATCTGCTTCTATAGCACGTAATAGACGTATACCTAAGAGTAAAAAATTCATACCTGAAGAATCACGTAATTTATTAGAAGCCTACAAACCTGAAATAAAACAACAAAGATTATCTGACACCCTAGATAAAAACATAGATACATCTAAAAAAATTGGTACAGGATTAATAACAGGAACTGCCGCACTTCCTTCTGAAGCTGTTGACGTTTCTAATATGGTCAATGATTTTATGGCTACATATGGCAATAATCCTACTGCTATGGTTATGAAACAACTTTTTAATAATGCTCAAAAAGACATGGGTAGAGAAGCTTTTGATAAATGGTTCTTAAAAACCACAGGTATAAAATCTGATCCTGCTAACGTAGATCAACTAGTTGGAGAATTTATATCTCCTACAGGTACTATACTAGCAGGTTTAAAAGCAATTAAACCTATAGGTAAAGTAGGCAAATATTTATATGATGAAGCTAAAACTTTGTTTACTAATGCTTCTGGTGGAGATGGTGGTTCGTTAGTTTCTGCTAACAATGCTCCTATAAAAGCTATAGATGAAACATCAAAGTTATTAGATAAAACTAAAACAACAAAACCTATTGAAACAAACATACCTGCTCTTCCATCTGCTAGTGAGTTAGCTAATAAGCCTATAATAAATCCTACTATAATTGGAACACAAACAGAGACAGGTAGAAAAGCCGAAGCTATTTATGATGATTTAGTTAAACAGGGTATAAATGATCCTACTATAATATTTAAAAAAACAGGTGGTGGTTATGTAGGCAGAGATGGTAAGTTTAGATTTGACTTAGATGACAGAGATGCTGTTTTAAAGAAAGACCCAAACGATTTTAAATTTGATATAGATAGTGACGGTAATACTCTTAAAACAAAAACAATAACATTAAATAATATTTTAAAATATCCTTCTCTATATAAAGAGTATTTTCAAAAATTAAATATAGAAGGTAAAAATTTTGATGCTTTAAAAAATATAAAAGTAGTTCTTAACTATGCTGATTCTACAAAGGAGTTATCTGGAACAACAGCAAAAACTATGGGTTTTTATAGTTTTAATGGAGATTCTATACAATTAAATATGAAAAATTTAATTAATCCTATGAAAAAGGGTCAAGAGCAACATGATTCTATTATGACAACTTTAATACACGAAGTACAACATGCAGTACAACATAGAGAAACATTT